TCAACAACCATTTGACGATAACCGTCTTGAAACTGAGCTAAACTTTCTTGAACTTTATCTTGACGGCCAAGCAAATCCCACGCAAGGGCATTCACGCCTTTAACTATAATATCGGAATACTTTTGAGGGATTTGTATAAGGTCAGTTGTTGCGGCAATAGTATTACGGTTCATAAAGTACCTGAACTGAATTACATATCCGCCAATTTGTGTCAGATGATTATTTCTTGGCCATGCAGCACCCGTTGTAGTTAATCCCGTTCCGGGTTCTGTCCAATCAGTACCGATTGCAATGGGAGTTAAGTTTTGGAGAGTCTCTGTAGTAGGGTCAGATGGATTATTGTTGAAGGCCGTAGGTGTTACAGAAACCGCATAGACATTGTAATGACTATACTTTACACCATTAGCAGCAGACCCAAAAACTAATTCAGGTGACTTAATTGTAGCGAGTTGATTAGCAGGAACATAGAAATTGATGTTGTTTGAAGAGGGGGAACCTTCATTACCAAGGTCGTCTACAAGAGTAAGTAACACAAAATAAATACGTGCAGGAAGAGTTCCGCCTGCTGCCATAGTAGCATAGGGAGGTTCTGGGACTGGCTGAGAGGTGTTTTGATTATCAGGACCCGGATAGATAGAGAGTATGTTAAGATTCGTGTGGTCCTGCCGATACACGGCTGGTTGTCCAAGACGAGCATTGCCCCATGAAAAGTTCAGCGTTGGGCCGATGGGCTGCTCTTTCAACCACTTGAGTGCCCGGTCATTGCTCAAGTCACGAACGGAATCCTTCTCAATGATATAAACATCATTAAGGTTCAATTGAGTATCAACAGTTCCAGCAGGGCCAGTAATAAGAGCGGTTCCAGCATGGGATTCCAATATACCACCAGAATTGACAACAACGATTGAAGTGGAAGTAGAACTAACAATTGGAAAGACTCCATTGTTTCCACCGTTGGTAAAACCAGCTATTGTAATAAGATTTCCGGCAGGTAAATTATTAGGTATGTTGACGCCTGTATATGTAGTGTTACCACTCACAGGCGCTGATGCCGCTGAAAGGATATACGTTGTAGAAGGCCCAATCCAGTAATCAGTCTGACCCTTCATCGTCATAAAGTAATAAGGAATACTCTCCATAAACGACCAATTAGACCAACGAAGCATAACTTGACAAGTACGATTCGTATAGTCAATTAAGGCAGTTTGCTGCGCTCCAGCCGTCGCACTTGAAAGCTGTTGGCGAAGGTCCTGACTAACACTATCAATTACATTTTGGCATGTAAACGCCATTTTTAGTTGTCCTTACAAATATCTTCTTTGATGCTATGCCCTAATACCAATCCACCTAAACCAAGCAAGAGGGCCACTAAACTAGAATCAAGTTTATGAAACCAAGCCATACCAACGCCAGTAGTAAAGGCTGAAACGATATATAGAGTATGGCGGCCCGCAAAGAAGTTAGCTAGTTTTTGAAACATATCAAAACCCCGCAAAATGTGTAGCTACATCTTTACATAGAGCAATAAAAGCTGTAGTAGATAAATCATTTTTAGCTTGATTTGCTTCCCATTATTTCACCGTAAATATTCTTCCTAGATACCCTACTCCTACTCCGATAAAAAACCACTTCAATTTCCCTTTCCTCGCGTCTGCTTTGCACGCCGAGAGGTTGAGCGCGTCGCCTTTAATAATTGCTGCGTTCGCGTCGTTGTCTGACTTATGGGCTGTTCTTTCAAGGCTAAGCGCCTGCACTCCATTAGAGACTTCAGTTTGTAATAGTCCATTTTCAGCCTGCAAATCGGACTTATCTTTTTGAAGAAGGGGAACTAACTGAACTATCGTTAAAGCATTTTGAGCGTTAGTAAGAGGAAGAACAACATCGTTGCCTTGAGCAGCCCCACCCAATTGGGTCGCAACTTCAGCAGCACTAAGGGTAGCATTTTGTTTTGGAAGGTTGACTTCAACGACCTGCCGTTTTGAGAGAGCAGTTGTAAGTTGTTGAATCTGAGCCTCAAGAGCGAGATTAGCCTGAACCAACGTGTCAACTTGCTGTTTTGTGGAGGCTTGCAGAGCCGCATTTGAGGCTGTAATGGCCGCGACAACGACTGCTTGCTGCTGTGCGGCTGCATCACGGGCATTGGCTTGGATGTAAAGCACGCCATAGATAGAGCCAAGGACAACACAAGCAGCCAATGCCAACGTAATAACGTGTCCCTTAACCCACTTCAAATCATCAGAAAGAGTCATATTTCAGGACCCCTTAGGGGTGGTCCAATACCTCCAACGTAATCTCCTCAAAATTCTGAACTGCCTTTACCATCTTGGCATAGAGTTCAGCGAAAGCGTCCCGGCTCTCGCCAATTGCATCGGTTTGATGGGACTTCCCTACTAAGATGCAGCCTTCCGTATCGCTTGCCCAATTGCCCCAGTGGATGCGGATTGCAATACGGAATCCGTCTTTACCTGTAACATTGTCCCTATCAGGAACGTTGAGAACCTCGGGCATCAACGGTAAACAGTTAAGTTCGTGACAGAGAGCAAGAAATTTAGAATCATTGCTGAACCGCTGTGAGCGGTTTAGTGCAACTGAATAAAGTCCCGCTTGAATGCAGGACCCTGGAAGGCCATCCTTTTTGGGAAGCTCCAAGGTCCAACATTCCAATGCGTCGTCAACGAATAGATTCCCACAGGTGGAATTAGGCGTGAGAAGTAATCGTTGAACTACGAGCTTCATTACTTCTGTCCCGTCTCGCGCTTCATAGTCGCTTCGACTTCTGGCCCTGTTCCCGCGACTGAAAGTGGCTTCCCTTGACGAGCCATGATTTCCAACATCTTCTTGTCTGCTGTCGGGCGGTAGATGCGAAGGTCGGACTGATTGCGGACTTTGATAATCCGCTTGATTTCTCCAGCTAGGTCAGGGTCAAGGAAATGCTTTCCCGGTCCATAGCTTTCAGCGTTAATATTGATGTTCCCAAAGGGCTTGTCGAACAAATCCTCCGAAGGAATCTCAACATACTCCCAATTTGATTCGTCTAATACAAACTCCTCATGTGCGGCTCGGGCTGCTTCTTGAGCGAGTGCTTTCTCGGCTGCCTTAGTAGCTTTCCGAGTCTTTGCTTCCTGAACAAATGATTTCGTGGTGTTGTCACCCATGACTGATAACCTTCCTAGTCCCTTGTGGGGATGATGCGAAAGGGGCAGAGGTTAGTAGTCTGCCCCAATCGGCTAATTGTTATTAAACGTTAGCGGAATTCGCTCCCGAAGAACGGAACCGATAAATCCAGTTCTGATTGGTGATAATCGTCTTGAAGGCGAACTTATAACCAATCTTACGGCTCTGTTGCAACGTGTCAGTCTGTCCGCCAGGGGCAGCCGCATACACGCGAAGGTTCTGAAGTTCAGAGACCTGATACGCATTGCGAGCGATACCAAAGGAAGAGAAGACTTTGTTCGTGTAACCAGAAGCCGCCTGAACCGTGGCCGCAAAGCCCGGTGCGTTGCTCTTGACAATGCGCCAGCCTGCGAGTTCCTGAACTTCGCCCTTCCAAATGCGCTCGGGCTTGCCGAACTGGTTGGAAGCCTTGAAATCCGGGTCAGTTTGCATAGTGGCGTGAACCTGTGGCGGAACCACAAGAACATAATCGCCATCGTCGAAAGCACGTGCGCCACCATCCATCAAGGAAGCATGGACGGCAACGAGGTCTGGGTAGCCAACTTTATCGGCAGCAACGAGGGTAGCATCCGTGGTCTTGCTGTTCGGACGATACTGAGAAGTTGCGGCGTCGAGAACGTTGAAAATGAGGATGTCGTAAGTTTCAGCAGCGTGCAGGCCGAGCACATACAGAGCGCGTCCCACAACGTCATGCTTGGAAGTCAGTTCGGCAAGGTCAGACAGACGGAGCAATTTACCGTACTGTTCTGCAACTGCCGTGAACTGAGACATCTGAAGTCCGTCCGCATCCGGCTGAACCCCTTCAATCAACTGAGTTGGAGAAAGCGTGGTAGAAAGCTTTTTTTAACGGTTGAACTGAATGGACTTACTGGAATTGGAGGGAATGGGGTCTTTGTCGCCAAACTGGTCAAGCACAGTAATGAGAACCGCAACTTCCAAAAGCTTGGCGCTAAAATAAGTCTGCTGATCTGAAGAAAGAGAACCAGCAGGGCCGGGAACGCCCGTAGCGCCAGTAACAACGGAAATAACGTCGTCGCCAAAGCCAAGAGCCGTTCCGATGATATTAAGAAAAGTCGAAAGCATTTTTTGTCCTAATTGACTAGTATTAGAACTCCAAACTAACTCCACGGGCTTCCGCGTCTGCAATCGTTGACTTGATACCTTGTAGGGTTCGAAGAGTCGGTTTTGCCGTTTGCTGAGGTGGAGGCAGGGTGGTCTGTGAGGTGGTAGTTCTAACAACTGTAGTCGGTTGATTTTGAGTATGTGAAGCTACAACCGTCTGTTGCGCTTTCACAACGTTCGGCAGAGACATCCCCTGAGAAACCATGTAAGCAAGTTTGTATAGCTCTGGTAACTGGGAAGTGAAGTCGGGATTCGATTCACTTGAAACGATAGCATCCTTTAGTTTAGGAAAGGCATCGAGGGTTTTGCTGTAAGCATCGGTCCCGATAAATTGCGAGATGGCGGGTAGTTCTTTTGCAACTGCTTGCTTCGCATCGTTGACCGCTGAGGTCTGGAGAGAAGGAGCGAATTCCCTAAGAGCTTCCTTAATGAACTGTTTCTGAACATTTTGGTAGTTCTCGGGTTTTCCACTCTTAGCGGCATTGAGCAAATCTGCCATATACAAATCGGGATTGTGCATGTAGTCGTTGGGCTGTTGGGCCTGTGCTACCTGTTGCTGCGTTACAAGTTGTCCCGTGATTGGGTCAATTCCTGTGGTAAGGGCATAACGCTGACGTAACTGCTCGATTAGGGCATCTTTTTGATTGAGGCCCTCTACAGCCGCTTCCGAAGTCTTATAGACGGACCGTTCACCTTTTAAGAAGAAATCCTGTGTTTGTGTAACAGGAGTTACGGGTGGAGTCTGTGTGTTCGGGTCGGCTTGCACCTGCTGTTGATTAGGCTGCGTTTGTGGCGCGGTCTGTGTTTGCAACGTCGGCTCAGCAGGGAAAAGGGAGTCAAACGTTGCATCATCGAGTCCCGCAGGCGCATCGTGCAACTGCACAATTTGTCCGGGGGCTACTTTATCTAGGGCTGCATTTGGTTCATCAGGCATGTTATCTCCGCGTATTGTGTACGCTTTCGATTTTACTACCGGCTTGTGGCCGTCTTACGAGGACCCATTAGGGTGGGTTAATCTCCTCCCACCTTATTCAGAGTCGCTTGCAATTCCTTAAAGGCTCTTTCTTCTTCGTCCAACGCAGGTTGTGGGACTGAACGTACTCGTTGGGTAGCTGCATCTATTTGATTCTTCAACCACTTAGTCCAATAGATACCACTTTGAAGAAACTCTACATCCCTCATGTCCTTGTGGCGTCCTTGGTTGGTAGCAGGTAATTCGAGGGTAGCCTTAAGTAGAGCGGTTTGATAGGCTAACTTGTTGAGAAGATAGATGAAGCCCGGATGTTCCTTGAGGACTACTACGTTCTCGCGGTTCTCTTTATCCCACCCTTGAGTGGGTCGTGGCTTGTCTACTTCGACGATTTGATATTTGATTGTTGGGTCTGGTTTAACTAACGAAACAGATGGTGCGGGATACTGTTCGCTATAGGTTGTAAGTACTCCGGGGCCAAATGTAATTGGTTCTCCAGTGGATACAGGCAACTTAGCTTTATTCTTACTTCCCTTCGGTCTCCCCATTTATAGCTCCTTTATTTTCCCTGTGCGTCTTTAGGCGTAGTTTGGTCTGAGACACTGCGAGGATTCTTCCGGTCAGGCATCTCGTCGTAATCAACGCCTGCGGGAACAACCTTCGTGCGTCCTTGAAGGTCAAAGTCTGGAACCGTAGCAATCTGCGGGTCTTGACAATGACTGAGTTCGGCTGACCAAGGCGCGGGAGTTTGATCCGCACGGCCTCCGGTCATAAAGCTATTGGCTGTGTCTTGAGAGTTTGGCATTTTATTT